TCTATGAGGGATGCTAAGATGCAGGCCAGAGATATCCTTGAAAGACTTGTGGAGAGGTTGCTAGAAGAATGATTAAAAGGAGTAATTATTATGAACGGGGTGTTAATTGGGTACATAGCAGGAGCTATCTTTATAGCTATATGGGCAATTGTTCATGTTTCAAGGGGGGGATAAGAAAACTGGTCGTTGACCAGGGAATAAAAACTTTTTGATGGGGGATTGTTATGAATGATTCTTTGCTAGAGAAGGCAAACAAGGCTGTCGAGGAATTCCTTGATACGGACCCGAGGAAATGCGAACCGGGGGAATACGGCCGCATTCATCAGAAGGCCAATGTTGGCCTGCGGATAAGAGACGACCAGTTTGTCAATTTAAGGGTCGATGTAGATCAAAAGCTCAGGGCCATTGGTCTGGCATTTGCCGATCCGGTGGTTAGGGAGGGGTATGCCAGGTCAGCATTGCTTAAATTCCTGCCGGATTTGCAAAGCAAGCCGGAGAAAAGCTAGATGATTCCTCCCTGAGAGGTAGTCTAGCAGCAAATAATAGTCTTAGTCGGTATTCCTCCGTGTGGAAGGTCTGCTAGGAATGACATCTGAGGTAGTCCGGCAAGAGTCTTAGTGAAGGAGGCCGCTTGAAGATTTGAGCTCCTAATTACGCTGGGAGCAGTACGAGAGAGTCGGGGAGTTTATTGGTTTGGCTCCCCGACGTTTTATGGAAAATGTGCAAGGGTTTGTAAGGGGGGTATTGCTATAATGGCTGTAGAAGTGGAAAAAATGAAACAGATAAGTGAAAAAGACTTGCCGATGATTGCTGCGAGTGGTGGTAATATTTTAATGAGACATGCAGGCCAGTTAGTAGAAGGAAAAATGATCGACTATACTGTAAATGTGAAAGTGGGGACGGGATCTGTAATGAGGACGACACCTGGGGAAATGAGTTTTACGTTTCATGTGGTTATGCATAGTCTATGTGCTGCTGATGTTGCAAAGAGTAGAGCTCTAGCTGAGGAGATAGTGTTGATTTCAAAGGAGTTGTATGATAGTGTGGAGGACAAGAAATGAAAGAAGCTAGGATAGAGCTGAAGATTAAAAATAACATTCTCTATAAAGAGATTATGAAGCGTGCAAGTAGTGTGAGTCAGTTTTGTATTAAGTATGGCTATTGGCCTAGTGATGTAGGTGATTTGTTGTGTTTGAGAGCATCGCCGTGGTCAAGCAGAAAGTGTGATGAGGGGTGGAGAAAAACGCCAAAGAGACTGGCAGAATTATTTAAAATGTTAATAGAAGACTTATTCCCTGCTGGTTTATATATAATGGAGAAGGCTGAAGCTGTGATGGAAGTGTCGGTAGAAATGCTATCGCTTCAACATCATTCGGCCTTGATGATAGAGTCGCCGGAAGATCAATATTTACGTGAAGAGGCCAAGGATGAGATACGTAATATGGTGTCGAGCTTGAATCCTAGGGAGTATGAGATTGTATGTGATCTGCATGGAATAGGCAGGGAGCGGTTGACACTTGGAGAGATAGGAAAGCGGCATAATGTTACTCGTGAAAGAGTGCGACAGATTGGCCTGCGAGCTGAACGGAGATTAAGACGTAGAATGGAAATTGCCGGGGGTGAGGAAAGGTTCAGGGGGTGAGTGTAATGATGAAAATGAATTGGAAACGAGAGGAAGCTGCTGGAAAAGTGGTTGTGACTTTGGTTGTTGAGGAGAATGATTTCTTCAGAGTTAGGCTTACTAGATTAAATGAAGCACAAGCTATATCACAGAAGCTTAGAGCGCTTGCTGATATGGCACAAACCGTTGAACGGAATAGTCCAATGCAGACACACGTGTTTCCAAGTGGTGTGAAAATAGACGAGGTGACAATAAGCGATGTGATAATGACCACTGAAAAGATGTATGAACGTATTAGTAATATTTAGGGGGTGAATATAATGATGAAGATGAATTGGAAACATAGGAAGGGTACTAAAAAGATAGTCATAACTTTGATTATTGAAGAAGCAGATTTCTTTATAGCCAGGTTTACTAGATTAAAGAAATCACAGAGTATATCGGAGAAACTTAAGATACTTATGGATATGGCACACTTTGCTGAACTGAGTCGCGAACTTAATGTGTGTCAGGATAAGATAATAACCACTGAAAAAATGCGTGAGCGTGTTAATAATATTTAAGGGATAAAAGGCTTGCTTATGAGTATCAATGAGGAGTATAATAAAGGTAATAGGAAGTGAATGCTTCGAGGAGTGTTCTAGTGATAAACCAAAGTATGAGGAGGACTTATGAAATGAGATTGTTAACAATCTTCATGATCCTGATGTTCCTATTCGTAGGGGCAATAGGATTCGGCAGCGTCAATGAGCTTGAGACCGTTGAACACTATGGATGCCTTAATACCTGTCTCTGTGCACATTTGCTAGAGTCAGTGGTTACACAGGAGACTACGAGTCTCGAACTGTATGATGCACAGGCAATCGTCGCCGTGCCGCAGTCAGAATTACCGTGTATAGTAAAATCGTTTTATTATGAATTGTTCGAGAACGATGTAAATGCACACCTGACAAGCGGTGCAATATTTAGTACAACCAAATGTTCCCATTGTTGGAACTGGCCGGGGGTCCATCAGCGTGTGGTTCTATTTGGCCCCTATGGGGGCTTGGCGGTACATTGAATTATTAACCAGGAAAGTAGGGTGTCAACCAGGTGTTGACACCCTTTTTTTATGTCTTGTGCTAGATTGAAAACCAGGTTATAATGAAATCAGAGCCCAAGGAGAGGTCATGCCGAGAAAGTCACGTAAAAAACAAAGTCGAAAACCTTCCGATACTTCCACATCTAATGAAGCTACCCTCAAAAAACTACAAACCCAACTAACTGATCCCAGAATAACTCAATGGCTATGGGCGGGCGCTCGTGGTGTGCGAGAGCGTATTATGAGATTGAACTACGATGTGCTGCGAGGTGCTGTAGGTCGATTGCCACTGATCAGTGGAATCATTAATACGCGTATTGATCAAATAACACCTTATTGTCAGTTTGCAGAGGAGGAAGGGGATCGTGGATATGAACTTATCCTAAAAGATCGAGCAATGAATGAAAGTGAGTATAAAGATAGTGAAGCTGATGAGTTGGTACATTTTATAGATGAGACAGGGTTTGACTATGATCCTGAAAGGGAGGACGACTTTTTTGATTATGTGGGGATGATGATTCGTGAGCTTCTAGTAATAGATCAGATTGCTACAGAGATTCAATTCAATAGAATAGGGGATGCACGTGCATTCTGGTTATTAGATGGTGCGACAATCAGTCGTGTAACTGATGAGTCAGACTTTGCTAGGGGTGTTCGCTATGTACAACAGATTGACGTAAAGATATATAATGAGTACACGGCGGATATGTTGATATTTGATTATAAGTTTAAGCGGGCTGATATTCGATATCGTGGCTATGGTTATAGTCCGGTTGAACAAGCGATAGATATAATTACTACACTGCTATTTGGATACAACTATATTCGAGATCAGTTGATTAGGGATCGTGTACCCAAAGGATTCATTTCAGTAATGGGAGATGTTGGGAAGCCTGAGATGGATGCGATTCGTAATTACTGGTGGACCGCAATGACCGGCGCTGGAGCCAGTTTCAATATACCGATCCTACCAAGTGGAAAAGATGGAGTCGGTGTGGACTTCAAGATGATCGGACACTCAAACAGAGACATGGAATATCATAAGACTATGATGTTTGTGTCTGCCTTGATCGGTGCAGTCTTTTCTATAGACTTACTAGAGATGGGTATTAAGCCTGATAGTACTGGAGCGATAATTGGGGAATCCTCAGAACCGCGTATATCTTCGAGTAAAGATCGTGGATTGCATTCTCTGTTAACATTCATCCAGCAATACATGAACAAGATACTAAGGAAAGTCGGTGATAAATATAAGCTTAAGTTTGTAGGAATGATTGAGGAGGACTACGAAAAACGAGCGGGGATTAGAACAAAAGAGATTGCTGCCTGGAGGTGTATTGATGAGATCAGAGAGGACGATGGATTAGAACCTTTTAATGAAGAATGGTCGAAGATGCCTTTACACCCGCAGGCGGTCCAGATATTCCTTCAAGGCAAGCAGGCTAAACAGCAAGAAGAGGCAATGAAACAAGGCGGCGGTTTTGGAGGTCAAGGTGGGGAACCAGGTATGTTTGGGGAAGAGGAAGAGAGCGAGCAGGAGGAAGAGGAAAAAGAACAAATTGAGAAATCACTACGTGCACTCAAGGAGTTCCAACGTATTACTAGCAAACAGGAGAAGGTGATTAAACATGTCATCGAATAAAGCGGCATGTATAATGTGTGGCTATATCTACACGGA